TTAATGCTTAAGTAAAGACTCAATATAACCACTCCACCACTCCATGATTTCATATCGTTCTTCTAAGTGTGCCTCTTTATCATATGCTCCCTTGACCCCAGTTTTTAAATGAGCCAATGCTGATTCGATCACCTGCCATTTGTCACTATAGCGTTTATTCAAATTGGAGGATGCAATATGTCTAAATCCATGTGGATTTTGTTTTCCTCGATAACCTAATCGATTCAATGCCGCATTAAATGTTAAATTCGAAATTGGCTTATTAATGCTATCGCGACTTGGGAATAAGTATTCACTTTCAGGTGAAATTTTCTTTAGCTCCATCAATAATTTAATGACATGCTTGGACAAAGGAATCCCATGTTCGATACCTTTTTTCATTATATTTGAGGGACGTATCCACACCGCCTCATCAAAATCAAATTGCTCCCATTTCGCCTGTCGCAATTCCCCTGGACGAGGAAATGCAAAATCAACACTTACTTGAACACCCATTCTCATCCAAGTTGGACACTTTAATAGACTTATACTTAAATTAAAGTGTCGCTTTACTTGGACAAAAATAAAAAAATTACTCGATTTTTTTACCTCGTTTTTTTCGCATAGATTCACCTGCCAAATTGAAAATATGGGACCTATGAACAATACGATCTAGCAATGCCTCACCAACCGTTTGGTCCTCAAAGTGGTTGAGCCATAGATTGGTTTCATATTGACTTGTGATTAGTAGTGAACCGTTGTCACTATGTTTATCAATAACACTAATAAAATGAGCTAACCAAGAATTATTGATCTGTGATAAACCAAAATCATCCAAAATGAGCAATTTACAGGAAAGTAATCTCTTCTTTAAGGTCGAGATAGTTCCCAAATTTACCGCAGTATTGAAATCTTCGAACAACTCAGTTGTATTATAAAAGATGACTTTAAAACCCAACTTACATGCGTTCGTTCCAAATGCAGAGGCAAGCCATGTCTTACCTATACCAGTTGCACCTGTAAAAATTAGATTATGTTTTGACTTGATCCACTCACAATCAGCAAAACTTTGTAAAATATCACTTGTAAGCCCTTTTTTATTGGAACAATCTATTTCTGTCAGACTACTTGTCGGATATCGTATATTCGATTTATTTAGCAATGATAAGATTTTTCGATTGCTGACTTCATTTTGCTCGGCGATTAGTAATTCATTGAGAATTTCTAATGAGGTTTTTTTACTGTTAACCATCTCATCATAATGATCAACAAAGCAATTCAAACAACCATTTAGCTTTAATTCTTGCATTTTTTGTGCAACAACACTCTTTGTAGTCATCTTGCATCCCCTCCGAAATAATTAGCACCGCGGAGGTTTGCATGGGTAGGACGATTGATGGTTTGCGTGGTGTTTAAAGGTTGGATATATTTTCGATTTTTTAGCACATACAATAAGTCTGTAACTGCTAATAGATTGTATTTTAATGCATATTCACAAGCTTGATTGAGTACAGAATCAAGCTTATTTTCTAAAATATAATCTCTCAGTTTATTCAAGGATTTAATATTTCGAGCGAGATGTTTGGACTTGTTTAAAACTTGTTCAACAAACTCATAAACATAATTTCCAATAGATTTTGCCCATTGCTTAATGCTCGCTGGGCTTAAAGTATTATAAAGTCTGTGGTTAGCTGGCATATGCTCTTCTAGAATACTTGCTTCACCATAGCCCATCAGTAAATCGTGTGAAGCAATTATTTCATTTTCATAAAAAAATTGTACTTCACGGCTTGTAATGCCAATATCCAACTTCTTACCAATTAGAGTATAGGGAACAGAATAAATATTCCCATCAACTGTAAATTGATAAAATTCAGAGACCGTTTGTTGAAATATCCATTTTGAAAATGGGTATGGGTGCGCAGGCTGTGATAATAATTCATTTTTCTCAAAACGATTAAAACGATCCCAACGACTTTCAGGAAAACGTTTCGTAATGGCTCGATTGATTTTATCAACTTCAACATCAAGAGCTTTTTGTAATTCATCAAGTGAGAAAAATTTTCTATTTCTTAATTTGACCAAAACTGATCGTTGAATAATTTGAACGGAAACCTCTGCAAGCCCTTTATCTTGAGGTGTTCGTGGGCGAGTATTCAATATTGCAAAATTATGATAATCAGCAAATTGTTCAAATGTTTTATTAAATACTGTACCATTTCGACCAGTTTTTATAACAGCAGCCTTTAAGTTATCCGTAATAACTTCTCTTGGAACACCTCCGATACGTTCAAAAGTGGCTGTAAAGCATTTTAACCAATCGTGTGTTTGCTGGGTTTCAGATGCAATAGCAGTGATTAAACTTGAAGCGCCTAGTACTCCAGCAAAAATTTGAACATGACGTACTTTGTCTGATTTAAGATCATGTAGTGGCATGGTTTTACCGCAAAAATCAACTAGCAATGTCTGCCCAGCAGTAAAATTTTGGCGCATAGAGGGGTGTAGCTTTTTCAACCAGCGCTTATACAATTCGGCAAAGCGAGAATAGGAAACACAGTCAGGGTGTGTCTCTTTAAATTCAAGCCACAATTGCTTGAGCGTCATATCTCTGATCTTCATTTGATCATTGATATATGTAAAATCTGGTACGGGTTTACACTTCTCAACATTCTTAACGACACCAGTTTGTAAGATGTCTATAAATTCTTGATTAGAGGCATTTAATACATCAGCAACGGGCATTTGGATTTCATTTAATTTTTTTGCAATAACGCCAACAGTTGTTGGTGATACATTCACTCTTTTTGCAATTTGTCTATGCGTATTGCCTTGAGTTAAAAACTCAAAAATTTTTCGTTGAATTACAACAGGTATTTTCATTAGAAAACTCCCAAAATCAGATAAATAGATTGAGGGAGAAAGAACAAGCATTTTGCTTTATTGACTTTCAAAAAGTAATTCAACAAAATGCTAGGTGTGTCGATAGTCAAAAGACACCTTTCAATGGCTCATGTTACAGCATGGGTCATTGATCTTTCTCCACGGATAAAATTAAAAAACTAATTTAGCCCATTTTTAGACTCCTTCTGCATTCGTTCAAGTTCAGTGAGTACATAAGAATTCATTGATTGATGTTTTTTCTTAGCCATTCTTTTTATCCAAAAAACTAGCTCTTCAGGTAATCTTAAATTTAATTGTTTAGTTGCTTGCATGATCATCACTCGATAGTAGCATTTTGATTCTATAGTAGTGAAATGATTCTATATGCGCAATAGTTTTTTTGCATCATAATGCTACTATTGCTAATTCCTACTGTCCGTGGAATCCATGAAAAAAAAAGATATTCAGTTTAATCTTCGAATTCCAGAAGATTTAAAGTTAAAAATTGATGAAGCCGCTAAGATAAATCAGAGGTCTATCAATGCTGAGACAATGTCTCGCCTATATGACTCTTTTGTTATGGATAATAATATTCATTTAGAAGCAGCTAAGGTTATAGAAAACTTTTTACAAGCTAGAACACCTACACAACGTAAAAAGGATGTAGCTGAACGACTTACTTTTCTGTTTAATCAAATTAAAAAAAGTAAATATTTCGATCAACTTACGATTGCAGAATTAGCATATAAAATTGATGAAAATTCAGCAGATTGTGCTGAATCATGGTTTAGAGCAGAAATGGAACCAACTTTTAATCAGTTGGAGAGGATCGCTGACTTCTTATCTGCGAATTCAAATTGGTTACTTTTTGGAAAAGAAAGACCATTCAAAGTTGAGAGCTTCCGTTTTGATGAAGATTTAGATAAAGACTTGAGATGGTTGTTAACTCCTAATCCTGAAAAATCTTTTTTAAAAAATCAGTCAGTACGAGAAGTTAAATTTCTTCGCAGTCTCAATGCAGAAGGTTCGCTAATTGTAGCGAAGCTATATTGGCTATACGGAATAAGTAGTGTATTTAATAATTCCATGATATAACTGCATTTCGGATTATATAGTGGAATTATCAAAATGAATGCAGTTGAATTCGTCAAAAAGTTTGGTATAGATAGAACTAAATACTGGATAAAAGAATTTACCGAGATAAATAAACTTCCAGATGAGATGATTAATATTGAATTTTTGAACGATCTAAAACACCTCATTGAATCACATGAATTGGTAAAAGCATGGCAACTACCAGAAGATGACGAGACTGGTTTAGATGGCGCTCATCTCTACTTGGATTGTTATGCCTGCTATACATCCGATGAAGAAAAAGCAAAGCTAGATCGTTTAAATCAAGCTGTTGCAGATGTAGAAGCTTGCAATGCTTGACCCGTTAGACCTTCCTGATTGGCAGACAATACGCACTGAGAAAACCCATAATCTTGATACGTTCCATGCTGAATATTTGATTCATCCCAACGCTTGCGTTAAGTGTGAATCTCCAAAGATATACAAGCATGGTCCAAAGATTACAGTGTTTCGAGATACGCCATTCCGCGCAAAGCATACTGTGATTAGTGCCAAACTCACACGCTACCGTTGTAAAGACTGCGGTGGTGTGTTTGTTCAGCCTGTAACGCAAATCTACGATGGCATGCGCATGACACAGCGATGTGTTGAACATATTCAGCGCAGATGCTTAAAAGACACATTTAAACGCATTGCAGAGGATGTTGGTTGTGATGATAAGACGGTCCGAAATATTGCTACTGATTACGTCGATCAACTTAATAAGCTCTACGATCCATCTTTACCTGAAATGATCGGTATTGATGAAACCACTATCGACGGCAAGCTACGATTCATCATTACTGATGTTCAGAATAGAAGGCCTATTGATATGCTTGAGAATCGAGAAAAACGCTTCGTTTCTGACTATCTATATAAGCACCGCAATGACCCTGTAAAAGTGGTCGCTATGGATATGTGGAAGCCATACAAGCAAGTTGTCAATGCTGTGTTTCCAAACGCTTCAATTGTTGTCGATAAATTCCATGTGGTGCGTATGGCAAACCAAGCAATGGAAGGTGTACGTGTACGCTTATCTAAAGACCGTGTGAAAGCAATTGGTCGTGATTGGATGCGTCGTAAATCATTGCTCAGAATGCGATACAGAGACCTTGATGAGCAAGGTAGATACAATGTTGATATGTGGCTTGAAAACGAACCTGATATCGCAATTGCACACCAGCTCAAGGAGGTGTTTTACCTGATCTATGAGATGCCAACCAAAGAAGATGCAGAAGCATTACTTGATGAGTGGCTTGATATCATTCCTGATGAAATGAAAAAGACTTCAAAGGACTTTAAACCATTGGTTACTGCTGTAACAAATTGGCGTAATGAGATCATGAACTTCTTTGATTATCCTGTCACTAATGGTTATACCGAAGCTTTAAATGGTGTAGCCAAAGTAATTAACAGAAGTGGTCGTGGTTATACATTTGAAATGCTTCGAGCAAGAGTATTGTTTAACAAATACGAATTGTTTGAAGTGCCATGTTTTAATGTTGACCCTGATATCACTACTGAAGAGTTTAAGATTCTAGAAGATAGCTTTGTAAGATGTTTATCCTGTTTTGAACCTCAAACTCCTGAAGATCATAATGTTGTTTGTAAACGATGTTTATCTCGATTACACCAAGATGATCTATTTTTGGAAGCGGCTAAAGAATACGGATTACACTAGATAATCCGTAGAGCCAATTTATTAAATGGATGGATGTTTGCTAAGGCAAACAATGGCGAAGAGATAGAAGTTAAGGTTATTCCTCTTAAGCGTAAACAAAATAATGTGAATGGTGTCACTTTTGTTGAAGTTGGTAAAAAAATTCAACTAGCATCTGGACAAGAATGTTTATTAAACATTGATGGAAAATCTTTTTATACTGGGTTGAATCAACTCTATAAATTGATATTTTAACCACCTAGCTATTCGACTGTAGTTAATGTATATTCTTCGTAATAGATTATTTTTTTAATGAATACTTTTTATCTTATATATGAAAAATGTTTGTTTTATAAAGAATTATTCTATATTTTAAATTATTGAGAATTATATATGTCAGATATTAGTACTGGTACCGTTAAGTGGTTTAATGAAACTAAAGGTTTTGGATTTATCGCAACAGATAATGGTCAAGATGTTTTTGCTCATTACAGTGAGATTCAAAGCAATGGTTTTAAAGTGCTTCTTGAAGGTCAGCGTGTTCAATTTACTGTATCTAATGGGAAAAAAGGACTACAAGCTAGCGGTATTACTGTTATCTAATAGAGTTAACTAGCTTTAAAGCTCATCGAAAGGTGGGCTTTTTACATTTTAGACCAATCAAAAGTGCTACACTCCCATCGATAAACAGGAAAGCACATGAATATTTGTATCGGTGGTGAACTTCAAGGGCAAATCATTGAGAATGACGGCTATAAGTTCAAAGTTGACCCAAACAGTGACAAAAGTCCTTATTATTTTAGGCAGTCCATTGTTTTAGAAGATCAATATTTAAGGTTTTGGTTTTCCAGCACTGTAAAGTTTGAAGATGCTTTGAAGTCAGCAGAACGTTTAGCAAGGCAGAAAGTTAAAGATAAAAAGGGCGCTTAGGCGTCTTTTTTATCCAATGTATGATATAAATTATTCTCAAACCAATCACTTGAGAAATAATATGTTAGTTAAAATCGATGATGAACGCTTTGTAAATCCTGCTCATGTTTCTGCCGTAAGAATTCGCAAAATTTCAGAAACAAAATATTCAGTTTATATTTCAATAAATAATTTGGATAATGAATCCATCATAACTGTCAATTGTGAAACATTAAAAGGTGCAGAAACAATCGTAGATTTATTGAATATTTAAGAATTTAAATATGAATATGAACCCGCCTTAGCGGGTTTTTTAATGCCTAGAGGAAAGTGGGATGAGTGAAAGAATTAAGCAAGAAAAATACTTTGACTTAGATGTTGAAGTTGAAAAAAGTACTATCTGTATTTTTCAGAAAGATTCTGATTTAGTAATCAGCAAAGATGCTGCAAAGCGGCTGATTGAAATTTTAAAAGATTTTGTAGGATCAACTTAACTCAACACTCACTTGGTCATATGACTTTGTGAGATTTTAGCCGAACGGATTTCGGCACAAGGAACCTCGCTGAATTCTAGATTTTGGCGGGGTTTTTATTTTTGGGAGGCTCTATGAATCGTCTAGAAATTTTAAAACAGATTAAAGAAGTTAAACTTGAATTAAAGCATTTAGGAAGTTGCACTACTATCGGCTTAACTGATTATGAAATTGCTCAATTAGATGAGCGTTTTTTTTTAGCTGTAGAGAAAATTAAAAAGCTCAAAGCACGCCGTAACAATAAGCCAGAAGGTTTTCGTTGAAGGTTGTTTATGGAAATTAACCAATACACTACTCTTACCAAAAAGAAGCCACTTAAAAGAAAACCAAGAACAAGCCCGTTACCAAAAGCAACCCAAAAATATTTAGAAGCTGAAGAAACTTTATTTCAAGAACTAGAAGAAAACTTAATAGGTTATCGCCGTAAGTTTCAGTTCGAATCAACTCGGAATTGGCGGTTTGATTTCTATATTGTGAAACTGAATTTACTCATTGAGATTGTTGGTAGCTCTTGGGCAGTGGGTCGTGGCGGTAAGAAGATAGCAAATTCATTTAACAAATATGATTTGGCTGAAGATATGGACTATAAGATTGAGCGGTTTCATCCTGATTCGATTCTTTCAGGTCATGTGATTAATTGGATTAAAGAACAATTAAAGAGTTTAGAAAATGGAACAGATTAGACCATTTCCACCGACAGAGTTGATTGATCAAGCTGAGGAAGAAGTCGCTATTCGTTTGGCACCTGCGGAGGATCTAAAAGAATGGGTAGTAACCAACTTTCTAACGCTTGGCGGTACATTACATAATCCCGACCATGACCACATAGCAGAGCTATTACACGACGATGAAACATTCTTAGCATTCGCTTGGGCGTCATCTGCCGCCGTTGCTAAAAAGAGAATGGTATTAGGTCAATGTGAAAAAGTTATGTTTAACCAGGGGGGATGGCGCAAAGCTCGACAAGAACAGCAAATGCGAGACTGGTTTGGGTTTGTGCCTGTTTATCTAATCACTGTAGATGCAAGCTTTTGTGAACGTGCCAACGACCGAGAATTTTGTGCCTTGATTGAGCATGAGCTGTATCACATTGGTGTAGAGCGTGATGAGGAAGGGGAAACTCTCTACAGCGATCATACAGGCTTACCTAAGCATTATTTAGCTGGCCATGATGTAGAGGAATTTATAGGAGTGGTCAAACGTTGGGGAGCAAATGAGGACGTTAAGCGCATGGTTGCAGTCG